AGGTTCCGATTATGAATGGCGGGATCTGTTGCGACAACTTGGCGAGCTTGCAACCACAGTACGACCAAAAGGCGAACTTAACCCATGCCCAAAATGTAAAGGAAAAGACATTCGTCCCGCAGAAATGCTTAGATGGAGCGGGGCAAGCTACAAGATGTTTTGTTCCGATTGTAAGTTTAGCACTTTCTGGGCGGACAACGTAGAAGAAGCACAAGATTTATGGAACGCAGAAACAGCATCCGCGAAAGGACTGAGCGATGACTGAAGAACAACTGCAAGAAATTTGGTGCGAGGTCAATTTTCTGTGGGAACAGTACGTTGCCACAAAAGATGAATTGTCTGTTGGCGCAATAGCATTGCGGCAAATGCTGATAGATTCATTTGTGGAAATACTAAGAAAAGACGAGGAAGGAGAATGGAGAGCATGGTTATAAAATACAGCATTAAAATGACAAGCATTGTTTGGCGACTGATTGCGTCTGTAATTTTCTTTTGGTCTGTTCATAAGGTGCGGTTGTTTGATTTTTTTATTGTGGCGTTTTATTTTTTGGGTTGGGCATATTTTTGCTATTCAGTCTTATGGTTGTTATGGAAAGGAATCCCATGCACAAAAACATTGGTTATCAATAAGGAGGACAACGATGGCTAGGTCAAAAATTACGGAGCGCAATGGCAAAATTGTTTTTCAGGGCGTTGAATATACGATTCCCCAATGGTCAATCAAAAAGAAAGCGGAAGCTGATGTTGATGCACGCCAAAAGGAATTGGCGGAACAGCGCAAAAGACCTGTTTTTATACCAAGCGAAAACACATTAGACCGTATCAGACTGTTTTTGTGGCTTGTGATTGCAGTTATTGCATTCCCATTTGCTTGTGTTGTGCAAGCGTTATTCTGGCTGCTAGACCTTGTGGCGGGTGACAAATTCCCGCGTTTACGATGGGGAGTTCAAAAGAAGGAGAAGAAGGATGATTAACACAAACTGGCAAACCATCGACACCGCGCCAAAGGATGGAAGCAAAATCCTAATTTGGAACAAAAAATGGGGGATGGCATTGGTGTCGATTTGGGATGAACATCCAGATGCAAAAGACCAGAATGGAAAAGTCCAGGATAGTCGTGGCCGTTGGGTTACAAAAAAAGGATGGAAGCACAGATATATACCTTGGCCGCAATGCCCAGGTGAGGAGGGTCATTTTTTAGGATGGCCAGAGGATATTAAAAACAAAAAAATGCCAACCCACTGGTGCTACCCACCAACAACAGAGGAGAAGAAGGATGACTAAACCAGATTTCAGTGAGGTTTGGGAGAGCCTGGTAAGTGGAAAATGGACTCTTTCATTTACCGATTATATTGGAACTTTGATTGATGCCAAACAAGACTTAGGCACCTGCGATAGATTGCAGCAAATTTTTGACCAGTACCCAGATTGGGATGGGCATGGAGCCAACCCCGTCAATGCAGAAAGTTTTCTGCGAGTCAAGCGGTTTGTCATGAATTTGCCTGACGATGTTGAAAAACCAGAGGTTGCGCCAGAGCCCGATGGTGATGTGGTCATGGTGTGGACAAAAGATGGCTGCCACGTTTGCATCGTTGGAATTGAACCAACGGGGAAGCTGGTGATAAGCGTGGCCAGGGATAGGATACTGTGGCAATCATATCCAACCAAGCACATCCACCTTGCCGAAGATCGACTTCACTGGCCAATCAGCACAAAGTATGAATTGTACGCATGGTTGCAAGCGGCTTACAGAGAATAAGGGAAAGAAAGAATGACCCTCCCATCCCCGCTAATGATTAAAGAAGTAAGGTTGCGTGCTGGCTTAACCCAGAAACAGGCGGCTAAAATTGTTGGCATTACAGTGCGGGCGTGGCAGACTTACGAGGCCAAAAGCGGCAACAGCATGGCCACAATACCAGAGGCGCGTTGGGAATTGTTTTTGATAAAGATTAAAAACATGTAACCCCGCAACAGTTTCCTATCGCGGGGCTACACGCACCAAGGGAGAACAGTAAAGAACATTCAACACGGAGAAGTTGTTGAGCGTCAGGATTTTACCCGTTCTTCTAAAGATTATCTAAATCTTACAATGCTGTCAATCAATCAATCTGGCCAGCGACTTGTTTTTGCTCAACTGGCCAAACGCTCTTGGTAGAGTCTTAAACGAGGATGACGTGAGCAGAGCCTCTAAGGGGAATATACATCAGGGAAATATATGATGCAAGAGAGTTACCGCCCAATTTTCAACGGGAGTCAAGCACTGGGCGGTAACGTCAGTTCTGGAATGGGGTACAAACCAAAACTTGAGGATGCGGTCTCAAGCCTCAGGTTAGCACCCTTGCTAAAAAATGCAACAAGTGGTCATTTCCAAAATGGAAATATCCACAATCTAAATCAGGCTGCTGGCCAGGCTGTCACATTCTCGCGTGCGGCGATGCCAGCCTTTTATAAACTTGGCCATAGAAGGTTCTTGGGCTACCAGGTTTGTATAGTATTTCAAGCGTTTTTCGGTGTACGTTTGGCGCAAAATAAACGGCGGCTTGTTAGCGCAGGCGGCAATGGTTTTCTTTCCCAAGATACCGTCATCGGTTTCACCAACCACGCGCTGTAATCTTTTGACTGCCGTGCCGATGCCAGCGTTCACCGCAAAGTCAGTCACCAACAAGGCCAGCCACAGGGGCAAGTCATCGCCGCGCACCTTGTTATAAAAATCGCGCTCATAAATTTCTGCCGCTTGCTTGCGGGTCAGGTTCTTAATATCCAGGTTGGGATAGCTCCGCTTGCTGATGCCAAAGTTTGTTTCGCCACCAGGGTCAAATTCTGAATTCACATACCCACCCTCATGTTCCAGGATAAAGTCGATAATGGGGTTAGGAATCGGCATTTCGTTCTCCCTAGTGTGGTTTTTAGAATATGATGATGGCAATCATCCATATTGGCTTGTCAAGGTGTCAAGCATATCCTGCAATCTTCCCTTCTCAAACTTGTTGCACCTACCATTTAGAACATGGTCAAGGCCAGTTTCTGAAAGGCAAACGTCCTTGCAAAATTCTGCATGGTCAACTTTTTTTTCATGCAATTTTTTGAGAATCTTTATCATGATATTGGATTTTTCCAAAAGCTCTGTCGCATTGTCCAATCCCAAATCCTGAAAAACATTTCCGCTGCTTTCGGTGATCTGCACTTGTTGGGCTATGATGGCTTGCATGGTTTCTCCTAATGGCTTCCGTTAGTTAATCTACAATAACCCAATCTTCCGCCAATAAATCATCGTGTTGTGGCGTATAGGTTTCTAGCTCCAAAAATTCAACGTCAACATAAATAACGGGAAATGGGTAATCTTCATCTTCCTTAATAAACAAAAAAGAATCCCATTCCCTGCGCCTAACTTTTTTGCCAGCTTTGAGGGCTTCCAGGGCTTCTCCGAAGTTCATTTTCTGCATAGCGTGCTCCTTAGTTGACATAGTAGGCGGCTTACTTGTCATAGTAAGCCAGTTAGTATGGCTAGTAAATGCCCCGCTGTCATTTTACCATCAAATCAGTCTTTTGCTTGCTACCAATGCTGGAACCGAAATAGTAAGCGACAACAGTGCTTACCATCGAGCTTATAGTACCAATCAAAATCATGATAGCATTTTGTGCGCTTTGCGGCATATCAACCACAAACAACAAATACAAACAGGCGGGAAGTGATGCCATTGTGAAAATGGCGATTGAAATCATTTCCCAGCTGGTGCGTCCAGCTTGTTGAATTGCCACCTCGCGCGTGCGGGCGCTGGCTTTATCGTCGTAATCCAGCTTGGCAGTTTGATAATCAATTTTGGCCATTTCAATTTTGAAATTGGCTTCAGTATCTTTAATCCTGGCCAAAACATCTGGCGAACCATTTGTAATTGCCGCTACAAGGCTATCTTCACTAGCGTTCTCATCACCCAGGATAGACTTCCCCAACATGCTTACCGCTGCGCCCGCTAATGGCCCACCTAAAGCAGTAGCTAGCGTGGTAGAAACACCTTGCAAAACATCACTTAGCACGGACATTTTTCACTCCCCCATGAATCACAACACAATTACGCCAAGGCCGCCACGGCTTGCCAACATTGGCAACAACACGCTCGGCCAGCTTCACAGAAATGTTGCGGCGGTCATACTTGGTTTTGTCAAAGTCAACCAGCTCAATCAACCGCCCTTTGCGGAATCCGTAGAACTTCCCGTTATGTTCAACGGCGGTGGTCACAAAGCAACCCCCAAAAACGGTCGCCACAAGGTCTTGGAAGGACATCGGCTTACGAACATACGCAAACGACCCTGTTTTCTCTGTAAGGCCTTGTATGAAAGAATTAAGGAACATAAGGAATAATAGGGTAAAATCTATAATGCCCCACCACGGATAATTGATTTGCACGTCAAACAAAAAGCCCGATAGGCTATCAAGAATCCACAAGCACGCCATGATAAACACAACAACGGCGGGAACACGTTTCCAAATTCCAAAATGCTGATTAGATGCTATGCCATAGGATAGAGCGGCCATTG